GGATTGATGTTAAATGCGCCCCTGCGCATCTAACGATCATAGCGACTTTGACAAATAAAAAACCCTAAGTCATTGATTAACTTAGGGTTTTTATTATTTGTCGAAAGTGTGACGCAAGTAACATAATCACGGCTACATTATACGAAATAGTATAATTAAGCCTTTGAATCTAAAGGCTTTACAGCTGGCTTAATGTCTTTAAGCACTGGTCTTGGCGGTGTTTTTGTAAAATCAAACTCAAATTCGAAATCAAATGTCGCTGGAAGCTCTACATCTTTAAAACGGTAGAAATTGCCTGAGCCTTTCAATTTAAACAGCTGTTCTTTAGCGCCTTTAGCATCCATGTCACCGTCAGCAAATGGCTGGATCGCATGAATGTTTAAATTGTCATATGGCGTTTTTACACCTTTGTTTTTACCGTTTTCAGGCGTAAATTCACCTTTAGACATTTTCAGGCCGATGACGGTTAATTGTTGTACTTGTGACATGGTTTAAGCTCCTAGGCTACATAGTTGAATTGCGACTGTGGTTCTACGTACCATTCCGGCAATTGCTGGTTGAAATCAATCTCAATGAGCTTGACGAAAGGAATAATGTTGTTGGCCTTTTCAGTGTGGAGATTCTGAAGGTAGGCTTTTGAGAAACCGCATAAACAGAGATCTGCAATCAATTGATGAAATGAAGATTTCGAATATGTAGATTTAAGTTCTGCAATGCCTTTTTCTCTGATTAAACAGTACATTGCGAATAAATTACGTACTTTGGTATGCGATACCTTGCCTGATTTCGTCAAGACTATTTCTGACTTCTCAATGGCTTCAAGTACACTTGTATCATCGGTTAGTTTCATAGTTTGACCTCTCAGGGCTTCAAATATGCTATGAGTAGCTTTAGTCCAAAGTGATTGAAGTAAGTTCGGGTTTTGGTGCTGGAAACGAATTAAGTCAAATAGGTTTACTGGTATACCGTTACGCTCTAACCAACGCTTTTTTAAACGTGATTCAAAGCGTAATAAGCCAACTGTCCAATCAATTAAGCGCTGATCCGACATGACTTGAACAACACGAATTGCTGATTTATCCATCTTCTTAGCCAATTGCTGCTGTTCAGAAAATTGAGATAGAAACTCATCATGCTTTAAATAGCATTTGTGCTGTACTAAACGTGAAGTTTCACCGCCCCAGTAGCGCGATGTGTCATATGCTTTTTTACTTATGCGAGTCTGGCCATTTGAAACATTGCCAAGATACTCAAGAACTTTTTTAGCCGTTGTCTGGTCTTTAACACGACATGAATAAGTAACGTCTATATGTGAAACCCAAGCTTTAGGCCAATCAAGCATACGCGCTAGAACTGGATAAGCTTCATGAAGAAAGCCAATCATTTCCATAGCACCCTGCTCTATGTTGTCACTGCCAAAGACGTTATGCCCCTGAAGCAATTTAGCTGGCGATGCTTTGATTTGAACATACGGCTCATAAGCAGAATCAAAGAATACTTTCATTGCCATGCCAGTAAAGTGAGTTGGTACAGATTCATAAGGATGGAATAAATGAGAGTTATGCACTTCCCCTTCCTCATCTTTGTAAACCGATCTTGATGCCAGTGGGATTTCTAACGAATGCGGATCTACATCTATAAAAAAATAACGTCCTTCAGCATCTACTGAGTAGAAGCTTGATTCGAAAGGAGCGTTAATACAGATGTGATCTAACATATAAATTAAACATGTATACAAGTTACATTGAGTGGAATTTAATACATGTTCACATGAATAGCAAGTACATATTACATGTATACAAGTATTATTGGATACATGTTAGTTGAATACAGATTGGTTGAATAATGGCTATTACAGTAAGAATGAATGACAAAGAGCAAGAATTGCTTAGAAAAAAATGCATTGAACTTAATAAGCAGTTGATTAATAGAAATTTAATGCCGATAAAAGAAAGCGAGCTTGTGCATATCATTCTTGAACAATGCATTGCTAATGTTGAACTTAGCGCAAGCGGCAATTTAAAAGTTGTCGCAGATTAATTAAAGTGAAAAGTCCGAAATTCCGGACTAGAGTCCACCATTAAAAGACGTGGACTCCCCTCAAAGACCGATTTCGTATAATGCGGATTGATGTTAAATGCGCCCCTGCGCATCTAACGATCATAGCGACTTTGACAAATAAAAAACCCTAAGTCATTGATTAACTTAGGGTTTT